GACTTAGACAATGTCCGTCTTCGTGTTATGGGCGGCATAATCGTCGGAGTGACCGATGACAACGGAAATATTTTATTAGGATCATAGATTTTTTTTAAAACAGTAGAATTATGAAAGTAGATTTCAGTAAAGTAAGTATTAACGCTACGGTAGAAGGCGATCCCGTAGTTATTGACTTGACAAAAGAGGTAGGAAACTTGGTCTATGGACGTACGGCGGATATCGCTGTCTCTGATTTCGGAAAGAAGATATACTACAGCAAGGAAGCTATCGATGTTCCGAGACCTATGGCTGAGTCCATCAAGGAGATCATCATGGAATCATCCTTTATCGCCCCCTTGAAAAATGCCATGAACGAGTTACTTACCCCTAAAACAAAGAAAAATGGAAACGACTACAATCAATAAGTCCTTAACAGAAGCCCTATCTTCCACGGGTTTCGTGAAGATAGAGGCATCCCGTAAGGAAAGCGAGCCATTCCAGCATATAGATGCCTACATATACGATGCCGGTACCCGTATCGGGTACGCGTCCGCTGATCGTAACAAAAGGCTCTCTTTCTTCCAAGAATCCCCGGACAGCCTTACCGGAGAGGAATGGATAAGCGCGTATACGAAGGTGCAAAACGCTTTCGACAGGATATTTAACGAGACGGTAACCCTATAAGCAATCTTGATCCCATGGCATATACTCTCGAAGAAATTAAAGAACTGGTCGAGATTTTAACCCCGATCGTAAAGAACGCTATAGAGGCGGGTTCCCTTAGCGTAGAGGATCTCCGTGTAGCGGAGAGCATGGATTTCGTAAACTCTTTGCCGGCCTTGGAGGAGAAAGGCCTTAACGTCTCTTACGTGAAGGTCCGGCTGAAAGACTTGCTCGGTAAATTGGACGGGGATTATGCCAAGGAGCTGGAGGCGATCAAGAAATTGCTGGAGAAGAAGGTGGATAACGGCTACTCGAAAGACGGTAATCTGTATCTTACCTCCGGGGGCGTTGTCGTATCGGACGCTATCCCGGTAGGCTCCGGAAGCGGGGGCGGCGGCGGGGCTAGCTCGCTGGGCGAGCTTACCAACGTGGATGAGATCGTAGACCAAGATCCGGACGAGTCCCGTGTGCTGGTGCAAGAGGCCGGAAGCTCGCTATGGACGGTGAAGAACCTCTCCGAGATCGGAGGAGGAAGTGGTGGTGGCGGCGTGACCATGAAACTCGTGGGCGTCACCGATACGCTCATCACCACGGTAGAGGGGGCCGCCGTCACCGTGGGATACAATTTCACGAGCGTCTATCAGGATGACGGTTCCGAGACCGGGCCGGGAACGGCCACTTACACCGTGAACAGCCAGAAGGTGGGCATGGTATCCATCTCGCAGGGCAATAATTATTTCGATCCGACGGAACACTTGATCACCGGCTCCAACACGGTAAGGGTAACCGTGAAGGATAGCACGGGATCGTCACGTTCCCTATCCTATACGATCGAGGTGATATCCATGTCCATATCCTCCTCCATAGACCCGGCGCTCGTCTATTCCGGGGAGATCGTTTATCGCTATACGCCCGTGGGGGCCATCAACAAGACGGTGCATTTCGTACTGGACGGGAAGGAGTTGGGAACGGTGGAGACCAGCGCCTCGAACCGGCAATTGACCTACGTGATCCCTAGGCAGGCGCATGGGGCGCACTTGCTCCAAGTCTACATGACGGCCCTTATCAACGAGGAGCTGATCCGGAGCAATACGCTTACCAACGACCTTATCTGTATCGTGGAGGGGGATAACACGCCTATCGTGGCCTCCTCTTTCGCCCAGACCGCCGCGCGGCAATACGACCGGCTCACGATCCCCTTCGTGGTCTATACGCCGGACTCCTCGCTATCGGAGGTTACGCTATCGGCGAACAACGCCACGGTATCCACACAGAGCGTAGACCGCACCTTGCACGAGTGGAATTACCGTATTCCCCAGTCGGGAGATCTCTCCCTGAAGATATCCAGCGGGTCGGCCTCCCGGACCTTTACGCTCGCCGTATCCCCCGCCGAGGTGATCGTGGAGCCGGAGAAGGCGAACCTGCAACTCTGGCTGACCTCGCAGAACCGGAGTAACAACGACAATAACCGTAACGAGTGGAAATACGGGGATATATCCGCGGATCTGACCGGCTTCAACTTCAAGACGAACGGCTGGATCTCGGAACGGGATAGCACCTCCCTCCGTGTGTCGGGTGACACCCGTGTGCGTATCCCGCTGAAGATATTCAAGGATGACTTCCGGGCCACGGGTAAGACCATCGAGTTCGAGTTCTCCACCCGCGACGTGACCGATTACGAGGCTATCGCTATCGAGTGCGTGAACGGGGGGATCGGCCTTCAGATATCTTCCCAGAAAGCGGTGTTCTCGTCCGAGCAGACCACGATCGACACCCGGTTCAAGGAGGAGGAGAGGGTTCGCATCTCCTTCGTGGTTGAGAAACGCACGCTAAACCGTTTGATATACATCTATATCAACGGCATCATGTCCGGGGCGGCGCAATATCCGTCGGAGGATAATTTCCAGCAGAAGGTTCCGCAGGATATCGTGATCGGTAGCGAGGGCTGCACGATCGACCTGTATAACATCCGTGTCTACGATAACGACTTGAACCAATACCAGATGCTCGATAACTTCATAGGCGATCTGGACGATTACGACAAGGCGCTGGCTATCTACAACCGGAACCAAGTATATAATGATTATGGGGATATCACCTATCAAAAGGTGTTGGAGCGATTGCCTTGCTTGATCTTCGAGGGGCCGTTGCCTACTTATAAAGGCGATAAGAAAACAAACAAGGTCTATTTTACGGACTTGCAAGAACCCGGGCGATCTTTCTCTTGCGAGAACGTCCAGAATGACGTGCAAGGTACCTCCTCCCAATATTATCCGAGGAAGAACTGGAAGTTCAAGTTCAAGGCAGATATCACCTACACGGAGAGCGGAAGGACATCGCCCACATACGCGTTACGGGCGAATAGCATTCCCGTAAACGCCTTTTGCGTGAAAGCGGATTTCGCCGAGTCATCCGGTACGCACAACACGGGTATGGCCAAGGTCATCAATTCCCTATTGATCGAGATGGGGCTTACCACCCCGCCCCAAAAAACGAACAAGGAGGTCCGCACAACGGTAGACGGCTATCCGATAGCCATCTTCCACCGTGAGACGGCAAGTGATACGCTGGAGTTCGTGGGTAAATATAATTTCAATAACGATAAGTCCACCGCCGACACCTTCGGTTTCTCCGAGGGTGACGAGAGCTGGGAGTTCTCGAACAATACCTCCGATCGTTGCCTCTTCAAGTCCGCCGATTTCTCCGGGACGGACTGGACGAACGACTTCGAGTCCCGCTATCCGGACGATGACGCTATCAACGCCGAGTACGAGGTGGGTACCCGCAAGCCGGAGAAGCTCATGGCCGTTACCTCGTGGGTCGTATCCACCAAGGACAACTTGGATAAATTCAAGAACGAGGTTCGGAATCATTTCAACCTTGATAACTTGATCGCCTACTACCTTATCACCGAGTTGTTCGGTATGGTGGACCAGCGGGCGAAGAACATGTTCCTTACCTATTTCCACGAGGAGGGGAAATGGATCTTTATCTTTTACGACAACGATACCTGTTTCGGCCTGAATAACGAGGGGTTGATCGCTTTCGGATACAATATAGAGTATCACGACAAGATAGGTACGCTAAACGTCTGGAACGGTGAGAGTAGCGTGTTGTGGAACAACCTTGAGAAATGTTTCCCTTCCGAGATCGAGGCGATGTACAAGGATATCCGTACCCGTGGATTGCTCTCGTACGACTTGATCATGTCCGTGTTGAACGGCGAGCAATCGGACAAATGGTGCGAGGCGATCTACAACGCCGACGGTCGTTTCAAGTATATCGACCCGCTGATAGAGGAGGGCAACGGGTCTTACCTGTACGCCGCCCAAGGCTCCCGTATCGAGAACCGTAAGTGGTGGACGTATAACCGCTTCCTTTATATAGACAGTAAGTATACGGCGGGCAGCTTCCTCTCGGATTTCGCGACCTTGCGTCTCTATACGCCCCGGGAATGGACGGGCGTGTCCCCGTCGGCCAACATGACGATCATCCCGTACGCCGATCAGTATACCCGTGTAAAGTACGGTTCCTACATGGTGGGGCAACGTACCTACAAGGACGTGCCGGTATTGATCGAGGCCCCCGACATCGTGTTTAATGACACCGAGACGATCATCTATGGGGCGAGCCGGGTGAAATCCTTGGGGGATATGTCGGGGTTGTACGCCGGTACGATCGACGTATCCAAGGCTACCCGCCTCTCTGAGTTGTTGATCGGTAGCGGCGTGTCGGGCTATCAGAACACGAACCTTACCGTACTCTCGATCGGAACGAACAACATGCTCCGCAAGCTGGACATCCGTAACTGCCCGAACTTGAGGCAGGCGGTGGATATCTCCGGATGCGAGAACATGGAGGAGGTCTACGCCCAAGGCACGTCCATCACCTCCGTGGTGTTGCCTGCCGCCGGTATCCTCTCCAAGTTGTATCTCCCGGCTACCCTCACGGGTTTAACCCTCCGTAATCAATCCAAGCTTACGGACGCTTATTTCGAAATAGCGGGGGTTACGAAACTGACTACGATCGTTTGCGAGGATACGGGGATCAACGTGTTCTATCTTATAACTCGGTGCTTGGGTATCAAGAACCCGGTGTTGAACCGTGTCCGCCTTATCAATATCAATGCCTCGGCACCGAACCTGAACGACCTCTATAAATTGATCAAGGTGGGTGGTATCGACGAGAACGGCAATAACGTACAGACCGCCGTCATAACGGGAAAATACCACGCCATATCCGCTACCAGCGATAAGCTAGCCAAGTGCCGGGCGGCTTTTCCGGAGCTGGAGATCACCTATACGACGCTCTTACCGCCGACTATCACGACATTCGTGTTCCGCTCCTCCCAATCCAAGACGATTACCAACGCCGTGTTCGAATGCGGGGATTATGAGTACGAGAAGGTGAACGAGTACACCTACAAGGTGACGGCGGACGATGATTCCATAGTCCCCATCATCTTCAAGTGCGACAACCACAAGGATTTCACCGCCGATTATCTCGTATCCGGAACCCGTACGCAGGACTATACGATCACATACATCCCCTTGCGTACCATCCGGGTAAAGGTCTACGGCCAATCCGTCTATCTATCCGGAGCCATGATCACCACCGATACCAAGAGCTACACGAGCGACGCGAACGGATACGTCTATATCCGTGGTGGCGAGGCGATGAAAGGAACCGTATCAGCGTTGGGCTACGGAAGCAACACGTTTGATTTTCCAGCTATCACGAATGACACGAGCCATACGCTGGAGGTGTATGCTGTGGTAGATGTAAAGTTCGTGGTGAAGAGTCAAGATAACGTCCTAATCGAGGGGGCAACCGTTTCTTGTGATGGAAAGTCAAAAGAGACTAATCTATACGGGGAGTGTATATTGCAGATAACCAAGGGAACGTATGACTATGACATTACGCATCCTAACTATTTTGATTATAAAGGGCAGGTAACGGTCGGAACGTCTGCTATGAGCGTCAATGTCTTTATCGTCTTAAACCCTGTAATCTTGAAGCCAGAGGAAAACGGGAACATACAAATGATGTTGGTCGGTACATCTTGCTCTATCAGCGTCACTTCTCCTACCTCCTCCTATGTGATAGACTGGGGGGATGGTACGACAGAAAACGCTTCGGGAACAGGATCTAAGTCCTATAGCCATACCTATACGGATAACGGCTATCATAACGCCGAAATACTTTCTTGTGAGGATGTAACATACGCCATAGGATCAACTTCATGTCTCGCTGCATATTGGAGTATTGGTGATAGCACCGTAGTTGATATCACGTTTTATAAATGCTCCAAATTGATCTATTTTGGAAATGTTTTTAAGAATGATAAAAAAAGGACTAAAGTCTCAGAGTTGCTGTATGGCTGCACCAATATCACTTCGGTTGATCTGACTCCTCTGGCTGGATTGGTGAACGTTACGAATGCCTCAAGGTTGCTGTCTGGCTGCACCAATATCACCTCGGTTGATCTGACTCCGCTGGCATCGTGGGTTAATGTCACGAATGCCTCAGAGTTGTTGAATGGCTGCTCTAAACTCGTCTCGGTTGATCTGACTCCGCTGGCATCGTGGGTGAACGTTACGAATGCCTCAAGGTTGCTGTTTGCTTGCTTCAAACTCACCTCAGTTGATCTGAGCCCGCTGGCATCGTGGGTTAATGTGTTTAACGCAAATTATTTTATGCATGGCTGTGTCAGCTTGGCCTCGGTTGATCTGACCCCGCTGGCATCATGGATGAAAGTTGATAACGTCAGAAATATGCTGTCTGGCTGCACCAATATCACCTCGGTTGATCTGACTCCGCTGGCATCGTGGGCGAAGGTAATCTACAATTCATCATTGATAGTTGGTTGCTCCAAGCTGATTTTTATCAGCGTTCTATCCACTACTCCCTTCACCCTCTCCTACGGAGCCTTGACGAACGGTAACTCCTGTCCGATCTACGTGCCGGACGAGGCGGTAGATACCTATAAGATGGCCACGAACTGGTCCGCTTACGCAAGTCGTATCAAACCCATATCAGAAAAAACGGAGTCATGAGAACAGACGAATCGAACAACAAGCATCTGATAGCGGAGGACGGCAAGGTCTTCCGCCGTATCAGTGACGGATGGATAGCCGGACCGGAAATCTATCTGGGCAAGACCTATCACCTAGGCGGCGACAGGCTGGATACCCCCTTGGAAGAACTCCCCGGGCACTATGAGGAGATCGACGATCCGGTAGCCGCCGAGACCGTATTGCTTGACGAGGATACCGACATGGAGGAAGCGGTGAGGCCAATGATAGCCGCCGATGCCTCCCCCGAACCTCCCGACGATCTTCCCCCGGAACCCCCAAGGGTGACACTGGCCGATTATCGTGCCTTGGAGAGGAAAGTGGAGATGATGATGAGATTATTAGGAATGTAATCTATTAACAACGACCAGATCATATTTTCATTAAAATCCCGTATCAAAATCCGTCAACAAAGGATTCGCCTCCTTCAAATCATGTGGCGTATATATATCCGTTATTGATATTGAGGAATGCCTAGCTTGATCACGTACAGACAGAGCATCCACATTTTGGCGAAGCATCATTGTAACTCCGGAATCTTTTAGGGAATAGAACTTATAATCCTTCGGGAACTTTAAATCTCTCATAACATGAGATAACCAATAATCCCTAAACTGTTTCTCGGTTCTTCCACTCTCTCCTGGTTTGAAAGAATCTGAGAAAAGATAATAATTCATCGGATATTGGTAGATTTTCAAATCTATCATCAATTGAATAACCTTTTTATTCAATGTAACCACCGCATCTTTTCGGTTCTTCGATATATCACCACTAACTAAAATCGTTTGATTCTTAAACGATATATCCCTTATTTTCAGCATTGACATCTCTTTAGGGCGAATAAGGCAATAATATTCAATGTAACAGGCTAGCAAGAAATGTTTATTATTCCCCATCAAGTAGTTCCGTAAGCGCTCAAGATCTTTTATAGACAAGACTGTCCTGTTTTTTTGATAATGCCGCTTTCCTAAAATTTGCAAACCTTCGGCCATATTCGTTTTGTGATATCCAGAGCGTACTAGGAATTTACAAAATACACTCAAAACCCTTATGTAGTTATCATGAGTTTTGGCCGTATTGCCGCGATCAATGTATATATGATCCAAAAACTCTTGCAAAAAGCGCTGATCAATTTGGTAAATATACGTAGCCGACTGTTTCAACGACTCATTGTATTTCTTGAGATTCCTAATCTTTGATTGATATTCCACATAAG